GCTTGCGTCATCCACTCTTCGGGCTTGAGTGCTTGGCATCGTTTGCCTTCGATATGAAATGGAAAGTTCTCGCAGACTACATCCCCGCTACCGCCCTCTGGGTTGCCTGCGTATTGCTGGGTGCGCCTAGCCTTCTGCCAGCCCTGTTCCCGCAAGTATCCCGCCAACTCTCTCTCCCCTTGCGCGCCCTTAGCTCGGCTATTGATTTTGCCCATGGGCTAGTGTCTAGCCAGCCACTCCCAAACCCGTCAACACAAAATGTGCTACTGCCTAATTGCGGTTATACTTATTAGCGTCTCTAATGTCCTTATTAAAGTTTCTCATCATCTCAAACACGGTCAGTCCTTCTCGTATTTCTGGATTCTTGTTTAACCACGCCATCGCCTCATCGAATGATTCCACGTCGCGCATGGCCTCCTCAAACTTTTCCCATGCTTGCGCCTCGTTCATAGGTTCTGGAATACACGCCAGCTTTGACCTGTCGATGGACAAACTTTGGTCGTGACCGATTTACATTTGGCGATGGGTAACAACCAAAACAGATCGTCTGTCATCGCCCACAAGGCCACATAATCCACGCCAGCGATAGGACGCTTGGGGATATTAAAGCCATTGCCCGTGCTAGTGGTAAAGCGATACTTGGTACGGCCAGCCTCGACCGCCTGGGCGGTCTTAACTTGGATGCGCCAAAACTTCCCATCTTTCTCAGCTACCACATCGTACCCCGCAAAATCCTCAAATGGGGTAAGCACGTTGTACCCGCACCGCAGTAACGCGCCGGTGACGCGAGCCACCCCTACTGCTCCAACTTGGCGTGATGTTAATTTCATCCTTGACGGCTTTCGGTTTGTGCTAGAGACTTTTTCCTATGAAAGCAATAACAACTATAACACTGATGGCGATGCTGATGGCATCGGGAATGGCGGATGATGATGATTGTGGCAGAAGTGAAATGAGTAATTTCATAGGTGGTGTTTATAGGGGAGAAGGATCTTTTGCCATGACAAGGAATGTTGCCAATGGACCTTCTGGTTCAATCATACGATCTGGCAATACATTCTTTACTCCAGAGGGGGTTTGCAGAAAGGTTGGAAATACTTATTTGTGTTATGACGGAGTAGTGGTTTCCACTGGAAAATCATTTGTTGGATATGACCATTTTGTTGCGAAGGCTGGGAATACTTATGTTGGTGATTATACTTCAGTTGGAACTGGGTCTACAATTTTGCGACCTAGTTGGGCAAGCCGTTAATTTTAGGCAACTCCATCAAGCCGCCTATTAACGTCAACCAAAGCTGGAGCAATTCTGGAAGACCAATCCAGTATCGGAGCTACCTTATCTTCGCTCTCTTTGACTCCCTTGTTTTCATATAAAAGATTCCAAGTTCTTTTTGCTTCTTCTGAATATCCTTCAGTACCCTTCTCGTATGGGGTGCTTTCAACATACGCCTTCAATTCATTGGGATCTTCAAACCTTCTTCCAGTAAGCTGATAAGTCTCCCTCTGTATCCTACCAAGACCATTTGCCAGTTCTTTTGGATCGGCCATATATTTGGGAGATACAAACTTATAGTCTGCATTTTCTCCAGAAGATAAAGTCCCAATTCCTCTCGAATATGGATGCCCGTACTCATGCTCTAATGTGCTTCTAAAATTATCTGGATTTTTAAGCTCTCTTGTAACCGCTTCAACCGAATTAAATCCATTGTCAATAGCCCATTGTTGCGCTTCCTTGAAATTATACTTAACAGAATTTTTCCAACCCTGTAATCTTTTCTGCGCATCTTCTTGGTTAAATATCGTTATTGCCTTTTTTTCTGCATCATATTGAGGATCATAATCACCAGATTTATACGGTATTTTCTCGTATATCTTATTATAGTCTATACCCCTGCCAATTTTATTAACACCAGACTCTTGAGAGTATGCCTTTGCCTTTTCGACCTCACTCCTTAATTTACCAGCATAATACTTTTTATTTATGATCCCAGCCAAATTGGCCGTTCCAGATGATTCGTATTGCTTTTCCATTTTACCCGCCACCAAATATTGCTAATCTATTTCTGATCCTAGACTCTAATCCACCAATAAACTTCTTGCGTTCTGGATTCTCCGATGCCCTGCGGTACTCGTCATCAAGTTGAGCTTTGCTTGCTTCGCGCATAAGTGATCTTGGCTCAACTTGGTTAATTGCCTGCAATGTCTTTGGTCCCATCCCACCATCCACAGCCACATTCTGCCCTAGTGCATTCAACCCTTGCTGGATGTATTTCGTTGCACCGCCCAAGCCACGATTAAACGCGAGATCCTGCGTGAACGGCTGGAGTGCTTGGGGGAGTTTTTCGACAAGTGGCGCGGTATATCCTTGGATGTACTCTGCCGCTGCTTTCGCTCTTTCTTGCGGAGGCAACGCTGAGATTCTCTTAAACGCTTCTGGGTGGTATCGGTCATTGATTCCAGCTACTTCGTAGCTTCCACCTTGATCGCCAGAGGGCAACTTATATACAGCAAGATTACCTTGGTTGTCCTTGCGACCCTCCCAATCAACTGTTTGCATACCGGCGTTAATAAGATTTGAATAATCTGGCGTAGACGAAGAAGACGATTTAGGTCCAACAAAATTTGGTTTTGACTCAAACAATGATTTTTCAAGATTATCTCTACTCATTTTATCCTCCAGTTCTGAAAACCTAGCAGCAGAACGCATCTTCTCTTGCATTTCGACTAACTTGCGCCCCTTTTCGTCGACATAACCAACACCCGTATTTACGGCTGGGGCAGTGTAGTCGGATTCTATTTCGTCCCTAATCTTGCTTTTAGATATTCTTGATTCAATTGTTGCCATTATTTTGATTGTTCTTCAACTTCTTCAAGAAATGCGTTAATGTCTGGATTGTTATCCTTTTTATTGATATTTGCCAACGTGGATAGGGCAGCAGCAGATGAAGATACTGGCGTGTTCAAATTACTTGCCAGCCAGTTCACATATTTAGGACTTGTCATAAGTCTTGCCGCTTGGTCTGCCTGTAAAAGCACGCCAAGTACGCCTGCTGCAAAGCCAAACTTGCCAGCCGCAAGAGATCCCTCAAGGCTTGCAATAGTCGCTGGGCCAACAACAGCACCAGACGTTCCGCTGGGATTAGCCATTATTTGACTAGATTCGCGTATCATAGACGAAACTTTGGCTATATTATCCATGTTCTTTTGAAACTCTGAGCCAAATCTTCCGAATAGCTCTTTCCTTGCCAACGGATCGAGCGATGCGTAATTTGTCAAAAATCTTGATGTACTAAAGATTTCACCAGTTTCGTCCTGCGCACCAGGGAGAGCGCGGCCCATTCTTGCAACGAATGTTGAAACAACAGCCTTTTGATCGTCCTTTTCTACTGTTCTTAAAAGTTGCCTCAACTTGGATGGACCATCCTTTGATCCGCTGATAATAGACTTGTAAACATCCTCGCCATTGTTTTTCGTTAATATATTTCCTACATTTTCAACGCGATCATGGAACGCGCGAGTGTAGTTATTGGCACGATTGTAAGCATTTCTTGCTGATTCGTATGGCGCAACTGCATTATCTATATCTTTTGTGATTGATTTCCAGAGTGCCTTGTATTGCGATTGAACAATTGTGTCTGGTACTGGTCCCACATTCGATAATTGTTCGCCAACTTCTGTTCTAAAATCTCTTAAAGTCTGGAACGGAATCATTCCTTCTTCGTTCTTGCTAGCCTTTAAGGCATCCTGAATCGCCAGTATTTTCTTATTAGCAAAAATGTTTCTCATTTCTGGAGATTGCTCGAATCTTTTTGCAAGACCCCTTAACATTTCTTCAGTATTGCTAACAGTAGCCCTGCTCTGCGGAAATAATTTATCTGCCTTATTATATAATTCAGATTGCACTTTTCTTGCGGTGGGCAAAAATATATTTTGATAACTTTGGCTTGCGCCCCTACCAGCAAGGACTGGTTCTTTTACTCCAGATAATTCTGCCCTTATTTGCTCAACTCGACCCCCAACTTCCGCTTGTTGCTCTAATGCTTTTTCTCTGAATTTCATTGCGCCACTAGGGAATTTCCCGAATGTAGTTTCCATTTGCTGTAGTTCTGGCGATCTAGTTGCCTGTCCTGCTGACGGGCTTGTGCCAGCCGCCCTGTATTCTTGGATTGTTTGCGCTATTTGTTCTGGTGTTTTACCGCCTCGCAAAATTCTGATTGTTGCTCCTCTGCTCGATTCTGTTATCCCAGCAGGAGCAAGAGCCAAGGCTCCTACTTTGCCCAGCCCTAGTTCCCTTCCTGTTCTGGCAACTTGCGCCATGCGGCTAACGGAACCAGGAACCACAGAGCCAGCGATGCCAGCAACAGCCTGTAACGGCATTGGAAGGTCAGCATCTTCAGCTAGGCCAGCAGCCATGCCGCCCGTCATTGCTGAAGCCGCCTGCGTTCTAGGGGATGCGTATAAAACCTTCCCAATTTCTTTCAGGAATGGACTTTTTGCAACATCCGCAATAATTTTCCCACCAGACATTATCGGGATGAGTCCAGACGCGCCTTCGATTGCTCTCTCCTGCATTGTTTCAAATGCGCCGCTTGGTTTTGGTAAGCCAATATTGCTTTTCACCTCCTCCAAAACTTCGCTCAAAACAGGCAGTTTCCCCATGCCAGTGTTTTCGGCAACAATTGCATTATATACTCTGGCCCCAATATCTGTTAAAAATCCAGCGGCTGCTCCTGCCTTTGCGCCCATTCCTGGCACTCTAAGCGGAGTTCCAAGAATAGCACCACCAGCAGCCCCAACTGTCGTTGGATTTATTGCTGCCCTAGCAAGAAGCCCTGCCTCTCGCATTGCGTAATCAGAAAGCCCAGCCTCCTCTTTTACAGGAGCAGATACTTCGTTTTCGCCGTCTAGGGGTCTAAATGCCATATAATTTACGGCTCCAATATCCCTCTTCGACCTCCAATGATTACCATATCTCCGTCCTTTTTCCCAGCCCTTCTTGCCTCTTCTTCGGTTGCAAATGAGTTAGCTGAAGCAGATTTAGGTGACGATACAAACGCATTAAAATCCTCTGGCTGTCCGCCTGCACTAATAAGATCAGAAAGTCTCTTTACCCTAAACCCACTAACAGATGCGGTTGAAACAATTTTTCGTGCCAACGCGCCTTTTAGTGCAAGTAGTTTTTCTTCTGCGTATGGGAAATATGGGTTGGAAACTATTTCGTTCATCAGTGCGGCATCTTGATCCGACATTGCACCTGGTCCAGCAATGGCCAATCTTAACTGGCCTCGCAAGCCACCCCTAATTGCCTGCGCCCTTGCATAGTTTGCGATACTCTTATCATCCTTTAGTTTGATTAGGTCATCTATGTTTTGAGTTGCAGACGAGAAATCAACTATCGCTTTTCGCATTTCATTCGTTGCCTGCTCGTCTCTCCCAAACCCCTCAAGTCCAGGGATGGTGCGCGATGACTCTAAATCTTTTTTGAGTTGTTGTTTTTGGATCGGCTCAAACATTGAGTAGGCGGATTGAATTGCATCCGCCTCTTCTGGAGATTGCGCGCTTGCAAGCCTTTGCTTATATCCTTGTATCATTTTTGCGGTATCTTCAAACCTTCTTTTAATTGTAGATGTTTCTCCAGCAGCGTATGTTCCTCCAGTCGGAAGCGGAACAGCCCCTGTTAAACCCTCTAAATCTTTTCGCATTGCTTCGCGCGATGCCAAAAAAGCTGCGCGATCTAATTGCATTTGTTCTTCTGCTGTTCCAATTCTATTCATTTCGCCAATTGCAGCTTGTTGCGGCATGACGGGTCCAGCAATTTGTGGTTGTAATGGAGTTGCTGCTGCCGATATGTTTTGCTTTCTTTTTGAAAGATCGGATAGCAATTCATCTTGTAGTTGCAAATTTCTTTCAGATTCTTCAAGTCTTCTTCCTAGTGCGCCAGCAACTTCAGAAGAGTAGCCTGGTTGGTTTCTCTTGCTTTCTTCGTCCATCTTCTGAATTTCAAGTCGAAGCTTCTGCATTTTTAGTGCATCTTCTTCGGCGGCCATCGCAAGTTTATTGCGCATGGCCTGATCGTAGTCACGTCCCGCTTGTGTTATGGCTGGCATAAATTAATAAAAGAATGCCCCAGATCCAGCCGCGCCAAAAAATCCTCCAGGAGCCGCAACTTTTCCGAGTGAAGCCACTCCACCGGCAATGTCAGCAAACTGTTGCGCCCCACTTTGCTGTCTGGAAATCGCACCAACCTGCGCACCGTAGGTGCTTGCTCCGTAATCAGCCTGCGAGCGATAAAGCTGGTTAAACGCATTGGTAAGCTGGACGGGAATCTGCTGGTCAACCGCTTGATAGAAGTTAGCAGCCGTAGACGGCTGTTGGTTAAACCCACCAGGCAATGCTTGATTGGCTTGGATGTAGCTCTGCATTGCAGCCTGCTGCTGTGCTGTGCGTGCGCCAGCGAGATTGGCAATAGAAGGTCCGCCAGCCACAAAGTTGGAAGCTGCACCCAGCCTGTTTTGACGCAATGCGTCACGGAAAGCCAAGTCAGCTTTGAGCGCATCACCACTCGACAAGCCAGATCCAAGGAAGCTCTGTGCTGCCCCGTAGCGCGCCAGCTTGCGGGCTTCGCCAGCCGCACCGATCTGTGAGGCTTCTTGCACTGCCGGTCCAAGACCAAAGACGTTGCCACGGGCAGTCTGTGCGGCTCGGATGGATTGCTCGTATCCACGCCGTTCTTCTGCGCCAATGGTCGATCCAAGGCGAAGCTGATTAAGGGCCTCGTCTTCGATGGTCTTGCGGATTTGCTCAGTCTCTGGCGTTGTCGTAGCTCCGATTGGCTCAGTTGCCATCTGGCGATACTGCTGACCCAAGCCAACCGCAGTACGGTAAGAATCTGGATCAATCTGGAAAAGCTGCTGTGAAGCACGCTCTTCGGGTAGCTGTGCGAAGGTGCGGAAGGATGTGATCTCCTTCAACGCCTCTGGGCTATCTACCGTAATAGGCTTGAAATTCTTTTGCATACCCTGCGCGTCAGTAACCGCGCTGGTCACGCTCTTTAAGTCATCGTTGAGTTGCTTGATGAATACCTCTGAAGAAGTGCGCCTAGCATCGCCAGCGGGAAGATCGGCAAGAAGTTTGTTGGCCGTGTTGAGCCTTTCGGTAATCCCAGCAATCTGAGTGTTGCCGCGCTCGATTACGCTGTTGAGGCGGGATAGCTTTGAGTTGTTGTAGTCATCAATGATGTTCTTGTCGGAGACTTGGAAGTTTAACATCGCGCCAAGGTCGGACGATCCGTAGTTACGGCCAGCGGAAAGCTGAGTTAAGGCTTGGTTAAACTCTGGACCAGCATTTGGATTCTGCATTCCCATGCCACCAGCAGTTAACGCTTGGATTTGAGCAGCAAGAGAGTTACGGGTATTCTCTTGGCTAGTGACATCTGCAAGACGCTTTTCGTAGGTGTCTTGTAGATTTTTAATGCTGGCCTGTTGTTTTCTTGAAACTTCATTTTGAGCATCGGCTATGTTTGTGTATGGGAAACTTCCCTGAACGTCCGCGTAATTACGCCTATCATTCAAACTTGGATTGCCTGGAAGAGCCAATGTTTCAATGTCTCCATTATTATTAACCCTATATTTTACTGGAGTTGGTTCTACTCTGTTTCCCATATTAAGCCTTTAACTCTGGATTGCTGATATTTGTTCCAACCGTACCATAAAAGTCTACTGGCCCTGGCTGGCGGTTAAACGCGACATTCTGCTCAACCGATTCGTATGGGCTAGTTCCGTAAAGACGCTCGAACTGGCGGGTCATCTGATCGCCTAATCCGCGATTCAAGGCATACGCTTGTGGGCTAGTCTCATACTGCCTGCGGAGCGATTCTAGGGTGCGCTGTGGTCCATATTGGCGTTCTAGCTGCATCCCAGCCTGCACGCCTGCCTGCTGGTCTAGGGCTGATAACTGCCGTTCCAAACCGCGCTGGGCTGGTAGATACTGAATGCGAAGCTTGTTTTCCAAGGCTGCCATCTCTGGTGCTTTTTCAATATATGTATTGATGTTCGTCCTGTACGCAGCCGCATTGGCTTGCGCCACCGCATTCGGATCAGGCGGAGGGGGCGGTGCGGGAATAGAAGGTGATCCACCCATTATGCACCGACTTTCATAAGTTCTGTGAATCTATCAAAATTATATGTTTTTATTTTTCCGCCATTTCTCCTAAATGCAACGTACTTAAAATTCTTGAATTTTTCCGCAATTATTGACCACAACATTTTAGTGCCACCATATATTTTTGAGCAAGCAATATCTGCCCATAATGTGTTGCCATTTTGTTCCATATAAAAATAATCCTCAATTCTGTTTAGGTCGATTACTGGCCTTACTACAATAAATCCCGCAAATTCATTTTTGTCAAATATCTTAAAAAGCAGTTTATTTGATTTTGCCCATTCTAGCCAAAAATCAAGGTTATCCCATTTGCTTGAAATCTTATAAAGATTTCTCATCATGTCTGATTCTTGAGTCATAATTTTGACCCAATGAAAGCCTTTCGCATAAATGTCATATAACAATAACTCCTTGGTTTGCCAGAACGATTAAAGGTGATCCGCTCGCGGGGACCAAAACGCTCCCAAAGGAGCAACAGCAAGCATCGTAAGGATTTAGCACCTTTTGAGGAGATCGTCAAGTCGACAAATACATTCTCCCCATCTTCGCTATGCACATAATGCTTAGGCTCTTGCCCATCCTTTAGACACCTAGCCAGAGCCACGCCAGCTATCTCCTCCCCATCCTTAACCACCCCAACCATACCCTGCTTCTCAAACCAGCCGTACCACTCAGCCAAGTTAGGCCACATGGACTCCGGCACGCCACTCTCCTCAATGTACTCAACAGCCGTCATATTGTCTTTTGTACCTCAATGGTATCGGGGTTGGCGGCTGCGGTAATCTGCCTAACCGCCATCTTGTTTGCCTCAGAGGTAACACTGATGTTGATTAACCGCCACTTCTCGTACTTGCGCAGATCGGAAGCAATGCGTTTCTTAACCGAAGTAGGTAGAACGGCTGGCAGGACAAATGGCAGTACCAAAACGGTGCTGGCGATGTTCAAGTTGGGCTGCACTTCCACATCGCCAACATCGCTGTCCCGCTGAATGGCAATAGTAGCATTGCTAGAAAACGAATCGTCAAAGATGATCTCGAAATTGCTACCATGTTTTTGAGCAAATGGATCGCCAAAGTCCATATCGCGGGTACGAACAGACGAGCTAAAATCAAACGTGCCAACGCTTGTCCCGTTGGATTGGATGCCAAAGTCCACATAATCTGCTGACGTAGTTTGAGCGGGTGTCTTGTATCCGCTGTACTTGTTAATCTGGCCAGTGGTCAATTTCATCATTAACCGCAAGCCTTCGCTTTGGAAATTGGTCAAGGCAAACTGCATTACCTTCGGTGTCCAAGTTCCCTCAAACGCTCCCAGAATAGTGTTATAGACCAAGATCGTATCGTTAAAGTTATTGGAGCCTGTAGGTACGGCTAGTAGATACCTATTGTCGTAGTAAGCCGCAGTGCTAATACCAATCTGCGCTGTATTGATTTCTTGGATTACGTCCTTAACGACTTCCGAGATAGGCAAGCCGACTGAGGTAAAGTCGTCCGAAGCAGACCGAATGAGCGATCTGATGCCATCGTCAGACAGAAAGAATATGTCGCTGTTAACTTGGATGGCTGATGCCCCCGCCACGCACCCGATATTATTGGAAATGATCGATATGGTCCAATCAGCCGCACTGGTCATGTCGGGCGGGATGGTGATTTGGAATATCCTGCGCCGCTTGAATACAATAATACGATTCTCAAAGTAAGGCACAATAGCGGTAATCTCATCACCATCATCGCCGTTAACTACCACGCTGTTTGTCAAATCCCACACGGAAGGATCTAGGATGTCCGAGGCGTAAAGTGTGTTTCTGTTTGCACCAGAGCCAACGCCAAACAACCTATTGCCAGCATTGATAATCGTCTGTAACCCCTGGGGCGGTGGGCTGGCCGTAGCCGTAGCCGTAGCCCCAGAGCCGTTGCCAATAATCGTAACCGTAGGCGTGTAGCCGTAGCCAGAACCGCCATTGACTACCACCACCCCCGTGACCGCTCCGCCAGCTACGTTGGTAATTAAAGTAGGCAATTCCCCGCCCCAGTTAGGGCCGGTGATAATGGCAGTCGCGCTGGTATACCCAGAGCCTGCGGTTGTGACGGTTATTGCCCTTACCTTACCACCCTGCCGTTGGACAATGTTGCCATCAAAAAAGTGTAAATCGTCATCGCCATCTGCCAGAAACATTTTGTTGTTAAACTGCGCCATGGAGACTTTGGAGGTATAGGCCACAACATAACCATCCGCCCATTGCTCGGCTTCCGCAGCCCACGTCCTATTGACCGCGCTCCAAAGTTCATCAGCAGGATGGAGGTCGGCTGTGCCGTTGGAATCAATCGTATACAGCCTGCCCTGGGTCACAGTAACCAAATCTTCCGTGCCGGTAGTATCGTAGTAAGCCATCCCACCGATTGAACCTTGCTGGGATGTAGCGGTCGTATTAAAGCTAGTTACCCCGCGCCGAGTCTCCAGATTGCCCTTTGGGGAAAGGGTCATGTTGACCAACCTTTGTACTTGGTTCTGGGCTAACTGGTCAGATTGGAGTCCG